GGAACACAGTTTTCTAAAATCATATCAGGCAGTAACCCAACGACTGATATAACAAATGCTAAACAAGCAAAGATATTTACAATAAATGATTGTGTATTAAAAGATGTATCTGTTAACTATGCACCTAATGGATGGGCATCATATCAAGATGGATTTCCAATTCAAACAACATTATCATTACGATTCTCTGAAATCAATATCGTTACTAAGCAGAGTCCAGGTATTGCTCCTAAAAACACAGTAAATTATGAACTCAGTAAAAATGCCGATCAAATAGTTGGTCAAATAGACAAAATGGTTGGCCCAATACCAAGTAATGGTCCTATACAACTATGAAATATTTTAACACACTACCAACAATAAATCAACCAGATTTTAATGGTAATTATATTACTGTAACTAATTTGTTATCAAGGGCATATTTATTGCCTTCGTTACAAAATAATGTTTATCTTTTCTACAAGTATAACATTAAAGATTCGGACAAACCAGAATCAATAGCATACAAGTATTATAACAATCAGTTCAGATATTGGCAGATAATGTATGCTAATGGTCTTTTTGATGCTAATGCAGATTGGCCAATGGACTATACTAACTTCATGATATACATGAATGACAAGTATGCTGTTGAAGCAAATACTGCAAGTATGGATGTACTATCATATACGAAAAATACTGTGCATCATTATGAACAATCTTATACTACTTTTAATAGTAATGGTTCACAAAAACAAACAGTTACTATAGAAGTTGACCAAGACACATATATAAATGTTCAACCATACTCTACTTCTGTATCATTTTCGGATGGGTCTATAGCAACAAAAGAAATGGATAGTAGAATCGTTTCCATATATGACTATGAGTATAATTTAAACGAATCTAAAAGACAGATTAATCTAATCAAAGACGTTTACGCAAATGACATGGATAGTCAATTGGCATCAGTGATGAGATAATATGGTAGATTTTAATCCTAATACACCCACTTCTAAACTTAATTATCCTACCGATTATAAGTTAGAATCTCTTGCTTTATTCGCTCCTGGTTTTTCTGGTGCATTAGATTTACTACCACATATGGTAGAGTTGAATTATTTTGAAGATATCTACAACAATACTATATCCGGTAATGTTGTTATATCCGACTCTGTTGGTATTCTAAACTTTGCTTCTCTTGGTGGTACAGAGTTTATAGTAGTTAGATTTAGGAAATCAGATGACTTACCAATATCTGTAGACAGAGTATTCAGAGTATTCTCTGTGTCTGATAGAAGATTTGACCTTAGTAACAACCATGAAATCTATAAGATAGAATTTTGTTCAGAAGAATATTTACTCTCAGAACAATATAGAATAAGCAAATCTTATAAAGGACAGAAAATATCTGATATGGTTGCTGATATCTGCAATACTTATTTAAAAATTGGTGGCACTGGAAAGAAACAACTTTATGTTGATGATACAATTGGGTCATATGATTTTGTGTTACCTAACAAGAAACCTATAGAAACCATCAACTGGTTATCAAACTATGCGTTACCTTCATCTGGGACAACTGGTGCTGACATCCTATTCTTTGAGAATAGGATAGGTTATTTCTTCACATCATTGCAACATATGTACAAAACAGATGCTGTGTTATCTTTCCTTTATAATCCGAAGAACATATCAAATGATGTGTTTGCAAAGATGACTTCTGTACTAAAATTTGAAGTATTGAACTATGTTGATACTTTGGATGCAATGAACAGAGGAACATTTGCCAACAGAGTTATATCAGTTGACCCCATAAGAAGAAAGAAAACTACTACAGATTTTAATTATAATGAATATTATAAACAATCAACAACATTAAATGGTTCCCCTGTAACCAATAATTATAAAAATAGACATGGGAAACAATTATTTGATACACCACCAAAAGATATGGAAGCTGGTGTATTACGTATGATGATAACCAACATGGGACAACAAAGTGATGTTGCTTATATAAAAAATAAGCCAGGTAGTGTATCCAATGATTATCGTGTAGAACAATATCTACCAAATAGAGTATCACAATTATCTCTTGCTAATTATACTAGATTAAAACTAACTGTTCCAGGAAACTCTAGTATTTTTGCTGGTATGTGTATCAACTTCACAGCATCCAGTATGAACCAGATGAACGAAAAGGGGTCAAGACCTATAGACCCATACTTATCTGGTAAATATTTAATCAGTGCTGTAAGACATATCATTACACCTATATCATATATAAGTGTAATAGAAATATGTAAGGATAGTGGAATAATGAATTACTCTGGTGTTGACCCTAATAGTTCTACTTGGAATGGATTTGTAACTGGTAATCAAAACAATAACAACTAATGAATAGAAACAACTTCTTAGGTATTAGCAATTTTATATGGTGGATGGGTATTGTTGAAGATAGAATAGACCCACTTGCTGCTGGAAGATGCCGTGTCCGTATAATGGGATGGCATAGTGACAATAAAAGTATATTACCAACAAATGAACTTCCTTGGGCACATCCAATGAATCCTGTCAACAGTTCACACACATTTTCGTCACCATTGGTTGGTGATTGGATTGTTGGTTTCTTCATGGACGGAGAGTCTGCACAGTTTCCAATAATGATGGGTGTATTACCTTATATAAAAGAATAGGTTATAAAAATGGCAGTATCAAGTTATAATGTGTATAGTACGGTATCAAAAAATGGGGACTATAGAACCATAGAGTATCAATACAGTGCTTTACCCAGTGGAGAAACACCTCCACCGACATATGTTGTTCAAAATATAGTAACTGGGGAAGATGTTTATACATCGGAAAATAAACTTGATGCAACAAATTTTGCAAAACAACTTGATATTGGATATACGATACCAGGTCATGAAGATCCTGTTGGTGTTTCACCAAACTATGCTCCACAAAAATATTCATCTAACGGAACACCAACAGAAACTAAACCACCAGTTCCACCACCTGGTGCATCAAACAGTTCTCCTGTATCACAACAGGATGGATCGAGTCTTCCTAAATTTGCACAGGGGATTATTGCTAACACAACTACAGCACTAAACAATACTCTTCCGGCACACACATGTAGTATCAAATTACCGGCACTTTTCAAAAAGATAAAAGTAGAGTTTGAACTTTTTCCAGCAGTAAATACTAAAGCATTAGAAGATTTTGCTCAGTGGGTATCAACAGATTTGATAGATCCAGTAGTAGAGATGATAAAAAATGCAGTCAAAGCAATCAAAGCAAAGATAAAAGAAATTGAAGTATATGTGAATTGGGTAAAGAAACAAATAAAGACATTAAAAGAATGGATAGATGCAGCACAAGAACTTATCACATTCATGATGTCACTACCTGCTAAATTATTACAACTAGTTACAAACTGTTTGACTGCATTACAAAATAGTATGGTAACTATGGTTAAAAATCAGGTTAAAGCAGTAACAGACACAACAACTTCTACCAATAATGCCGAAGCTGGAACAACAGCACCAGAGAACATACCGCCTGATATTCCTGGTGTAGATGAAACTATAACTTCAATTGTAACATAGAGTAAATATTATGGAAGAAGAACTACACCCCAAAATGGCAGAATTGATGTTTCATTTTGAAGATTTACAAAATCATATCAATGATTTGCAAGACAAAATATCTTCTGTAAATGATCATCATGAATCTTTGAGAGAAACTACTTCAAATGTTGATAATGAAATACATCCAGAGTTGGAAAAATCAATGACTGATGTAAAAAATGTTTTATCAACAAAGATGGAACATACGGAACAAATGATTAGTTCTATTCTAAATAAAGATAGATTGGATCACATGCATGAATTCTTCAAATTAAGAGATTCGGTAAAATAATATGGGTTTAAAGTTTGAACCAACACCAAGTTCTGTAGAAAATCAACCAAAGTACCCATATAATAATGCCACTGTAACCGCATCTGGTCATTCTATGGAAATGGATGACACTCCAGGCAACGAAAGAATAAGACACCAACATCGTTCTGGTTCATTTACAGAATATCAGGCATCAGGTGATGTTGTTCATAAGATAGTTGGTAATGGATTTAATGTTGTAGTAAATGATAATGATGTTATCATTCAAGGAGCATGTACTGTTCATGTTTATGGTGATACTGAATTAAAAGTTGATGGTAATCTTATTGCTGACATTGGTGGAGATGCTAATTTAATAGTCAGTGGTGATTGCTCTCAAACTGTTGAAGGTGATATGGATACTTCGGTGGCAGGTTCTGTTATAATAACTGCATCTGATATCACGCTACAGGCAACAGATGCTGTTTATGTCAACTGTGACCTTAATGTAAGGGGTGATATAATTGGACAACAGTCTGTAGCAGCCTATGGTAATTTGAATGCTGGTGGTCATATCAGTGCCGTTGGATCGTTAAACATCCTTGGTGGCGTACCAATAGCAGGTGGAGAACCACTTCCTCATGTAATAACTGGTACTATTGGTTTAATAGCAACAATGCCATTCTTTACTATTTTGGCACCAATAACAAGTATTACTGGATCAACATTCATCACAGGTGCAACTGCTATAACAGGTGCTACGGCAATTACTGGTGCATTTGCTGCATCAGGATTATCAACACTCACTGGTGGTGCATTGATTGGTGGTATATTATACAATACTCATGTTCACGCAGATCCACAGGGTGGAACCGTAGGACCACCCAAATAACACCATAAATAGAAGATGGCAATACAAAATACAACTTACTCAGACCTAGACTTGAGGTTTTTACCTCAACCTGGAACTAAAGATGTGTCGTTCAGTTACGATGAACAGGCAGTAATTCGTTCTGTCAAAAATTTATTGCTTACTGGACCTTTTGAAAGACCTTTTCAACCCCTGTTAGGATCACAAATAAATAAGTTATTATTTGAACCAATAAATCCTCTAACAGCCGGTTTACTAGAGGATGAAATAGTTAGAACCATTAATAATTATGAACCAAGGGCATCAGTTGCAAACATCTCTATAAATGCATACCCTGACCAAGATGCTTATCAGGTATCTATGTTTTTTTATATCGGTAATAATACAACACCAACAGGCATCAACATAATTCTGAAAAGGACAAGGTAATGGCGGGAGCAAATTCAAATGTACAATTAGTCGGATTAGACTTTGATACAATCAAAGGTAATCTAAAAACGTTCTTGGGATCTCAGGATACGTTTAAAGACTATAACTTTGATGGGTCTGGTCTATCTGTATTACTAGATGTTCTAGCATACAATACACAATATAATGCATTCTATCTGAACATGGTTGCTAATGAAATGTTCTTTGATACTGCATTACAACGTTCATCCGTTGTATCTCATGCTAAGTTATTGAATTACGTACCAAAATCAGCAATTGCACCAACAGCATATGTTACTGTAATAGCAAGTGGTGTTACCGATTCTAGTTTAACACTACCATCATATACTAATTTTTTATCAGAATCAGTAAATGGTATAAACTATAACTTCATAACAACAGATTCAACAACCGTAAATACTGATACTAACACTAATACAGCAACCTTCTATAACGTAGAATTGAAGGAAGGTATACCAGTAAACTACACATTCACTGTTGATTCAACATCAAACCCAACATACACATTTGAAGTTCCAGATGCTAATATTGATACAAGTACAATTAAAGTACTAGTTCAGCAATCAATATCAAATACAAATTATCAAATCTATTCCGAAGCATCTCCATATTCAATTCTAACTGGAACTGGTGCAGTAAACTTAGACACTAGTTTGATTTATTTCTTGGAAGAAGGGTTGAATGGTAACTACACCTTAACTTTTGGTGATGGTGTAATAGGAAATAAACTGACAGATGGTAATATAGTAAAAGTATCATACATCTCAACACAAGCAATCTCAGCACACGGTGCTAATAACTTTGTTATGATGGATGTTGTATCTGGTTTCACCAATACTACTGTATATGGACAGACTCCAGCATCAGCAGGAACTGAAAAAGAATCCATTTCTTCTATAAAATTCCAAGCACCTAAAGCATTTGCTGCACAAAATCGTGCTGTAACAAAAGACGATTATATTACACTTATACAACAAAATAATATTGGTGTTACATTTGATGCCGTGAATGTGTGGGGTGGACAGGAAAATAATCCTCCATCGTATGGTGTTGTTTATATCTGTTTGAAACCTACTGGTGGTTACACATTAACAGACACTCAGAAGACTACTATAGTAAGCCAAGTACTTGCACCTATTTCTGTGATGACCGTAGTACCTACAATTGTAGATCCAGACTACACATACATCAAAATTGATGTTAGTGTATTGTATGATCCATCCAAAACAAATTTAAGTTCTAGTGATTTACAGAACCTTGTTACTGCAACAATAAGCAATTATGCAACAACAAACCTAAACACATTTAACTCAACATTCTCATCAAGTGATTTGATGATTGCTATAAAGAATGCTAACCCATCTATTATAGCAAACGAAATATCAATAAAATTACAAAAGAAAATATATCCTAACCTAACTACACCAACTACATACAACATGTTCTTCGGCATACCTTTACAGAAAGGAATGTTCCAGAGTGGTATATCAAGTTACCCATCGGTACAATTTAGAGATCCAACCAACCTTGCAAACATTATTGATGGTGTATATATTGAAGAAATCCCATCTTCAACTGGAGGTGTTTCAACAATTCAAGTAACCAATGCAGGTTTCGGATATCAGTATGCACCAACTGTTACTATACTGGGGGATGGACAAGGTGCAACAGCAGAAGCAGTTATTAATGATAATGGAACAATAAAATCAATTTCTGTATTGACATCAGGAAATAATTACACCAGTGCTATAGCATCTATAACTCCATCTTCATCAGACACAACAGGACGTAACGCTGCTGCTGTAGTTATATTAGAAGGTCAGTATGGAACATTAAGATCATATTATAATAATGACCAACAAGCAAAAACTATATTGAATCCAAACATTGGTACAGTGGATTATGTAAATGGTGTCGTGACATTAAATTCTTTCTCTCCAATTGAGATAGATAACCCATTAGGACAACTTGCAATTTCTGTTAATCCAACGACAACTATTATATCCTCTGGACGTAATAAAATAATAACAGTTGACCCTTTTGATCCAAATGCAATTACAGTTAGTATAACAGCAAAATCGTAATGATGGATAGTATACAAAAAACTTCTCTATTCGTTCCATCTCAACTTCCTGAGTATATCAGGGATGATCCTAACTATGCTAATTTTGTAGCATTTATAAAGGCATACTATTCTTGGATGGAAGAAAATGGTAATGTCTTAGATTTTAGTAAAAATATCTTAACATATCAAGATGTTGATTCTACAACACAACAATTTTTAGATTATTATGTTAATGATTTTCTACAGAATTTTCCAAAAGATGTATTAATAGATCAAAACAGATTAATAAGATTTGCCAGAGAATTATACAAAACAAAGGGAACTAACCCATCATTTGAATTCCTTTTTAGAATATTATATGATTCTGATTTTGAATCATTCAACACAAGAGATTTTGTTTTCAGAGCATCTGCTGGAACGTGGTTTGTATTTAAAAGTTTAAGATTGGCAACAGATGA